GCCCGGGAACTGTTGGAAGCCGAAAAGGCGGGGAGCCGGATCCATGTCCGCATCAACAGCAACGGCGGCGATGTGTATTGCGGCATCGCCATCTACAACACCATTAAAAACAGCAAGGCGGACGTACACATCTATGTGGACGGTATCGCGGCCAGCATGGCCAGCGTGATCGCCCTGTGCGGAAAACCGGTAGAGATGAGCAAGTATGCGAGGCTGATGCTGCACAGCGTGAGCGGAGGCTGCTATGGCAATAAAAAGGAGATGCAGAAATGCATCGAAGAGATAGAGAGCCTCGAGGACAGCCTCGGGGATATATACGCCGCCCGTCTCGGCATGACGAAGGAGGAAGTCAAGGCCACGTTTTTTGACGGCGAGGACCATTGGCTGACGGCAGACGATGCGCTCCGCCTCGGCTTTATCGACGGTATCTATGACGCGGAACCGGTTCCGGCGGGCAGTACCCCGGAACAGATATACACTTTATTCAACAACCGGCTCACGGAGCCACAAAACAAAAGCAAGATGAACTTGGAGGAAATTCGGAAACACCCCTCGTTTGCCAATTGCAAGAGCGAGGAGGAAGTAATCGCGCAGGCTCAGGCCTACGCAAGGGAAGCGGGCCGTGTCGCCGGTCTGGAAAATGAGAACAACGACCTGAAAACCAGACTGAAAGAGTTTGAGGACAAGGCGGCCGCCGATGAAGAAGCCGCACGCAAGGCATTGCTCGACGCTGCGGAGGCAGACGGGCGCATCAATGCCGAAATGCGTCCGATATATGAGAATATCCTGAAATCCAACCCGGAGGAAGGAGAAAAGGCGTTAAAGGCGCTTGCCCCGAAACGCAAGGTCATGGAGGACCTGAAAGTGGACCCGGGAGACGAGAGCCCGTGGAGCAAGCGAATGAAGGAAATCAAAAACAAACTTAATAAACAATAACGATGGCGATAGTAGTAAAAAACACCAATTACAACGGCGAGGTGCTGGAGCAGCTGCTGACCCTCGCCGCCACCGGCAACGAAATCGTGGAAAAAGGCCTGATTATGGTCATTCCCGGTGTGGAGAAGAAAATCGGCCTGCCCCGTCTGAAAAGTGGGAAGATGCTCCAAAAACGCAAGGAAAATCCCGGTGTGGAAGATTCGAAGGGCAATTTCAATTATGACGAAAAGAGCCTCGATCCGAAGGATTTCATGGCCTTCACCGTGTTCAATCCCCGTGCCTTCGAGCAAATCTGGCGCAAGTGGCAGCCGAAAGGCAACCTCGTGTTCGCCGAATTGCCTCCCGAAGCCCAGAACGCACTGTTGGCCGAACTGGCCAAACAGGTACAGTTCGAATTAGGTGACCATTACATCAACGGCGAATACGGCAACGATGACGACCATCTGTTTAACGGTATCCTCACCCAAATGGCCAAAGATACGGAACTCATCATCGTGGACAGCGAGGAAACAACCATGCTCGGCAAGTTGAAAGCCGTTCGGAGCGCTATCCCCAAAGTAATCCGTAACAACCCGAACCTGCGTATCATCATGAGTATCGATGATTTCGACAAGTACGATGACGAGTTGACGGAACGAGAGGCCAAAAACGCCAGCGAGACGGACGTCAATGCCAGACGTTACAAGGGTATCGCCATCGAGACTTTGGCTGCATGGCCCGACGATCTGATTGTGGCCACGTTGTGTTCGATGGGCGCAGACGGAAACCTGTTCGCCGCCGTCAATCTGCAAGACGACGAGAATGTCATTCAGATAGACAAGATTTCCAATGCCAGCGAGTTGTACTTCTTCAAGATGCTGATGAAGGCTGATACCAATATCGCTTTCGGGGAGGAGACCGTGGTTTTGGACAGCCGCAAAAGTCCCGTATTTCAGCCGACTGCAAAAACCATTTCTGCCGACCCGACCACGGTGGCTATTCCGGCAGAGGGTGGCAGCAAGGAAGTAACCATAACAGCCAGCGGTGAATACACCGTAGGCGCCGCTCCGGCCGGTTTTGAGGTAGAAGAAACCGAAACCGGCGTGACCATCTCGGCAGAGGCCAATGACACGGGCAATGCGAAAAGCGGGACTCTGACCATTACCCTGAATGCCGACAACTCGAAAACCGCTAAGATAACCATCTCGCAAGCCAAACAAGGAGCATAAGTCATGGGAAAGTTGAAATATCTGGTCCTGCATTGCACCGCCACCCCCGAAGGGCGTGAGGTGACGTCTGACGAGATCCGTCGCTGGCACACCTCCGCACCCCCTGTCGGGAGGGGCTGGAAGCAGGTAGGATACACCGATATGATACACCTCGACGGCCGTGTGGAGAGGCTGGTGGACAACAACGAGGATGCGCAGGTTGATTCATGGGAGATTACCAACGGGGCAAAAGGGTACAACACGACAGCCCGGCACGTTGTGTACGTGGGCGGTGTCGCCGCCGACGGCAAGACCCCCGTGGACACCCGCACCCTCGCACAGCGGAAAGCGATGGAAACCTACGTAAAGGATTTTCATCGTCGCTTCCCCGACGTGGAGATTGTCGGCCACAACCAGCTGGCGGCGAAAGCCTGCCCCTCGTTCAACGTGCGGGCTTGGTTGAAATCAATAGGAATAAACCCATAAAAAGAAGAATGAAATGAAAAAGTTGATTTGTTTTTTCATGCTGATACTCGTGTTTGTATCAGCCGCGTTTGCCCAGACGGGCGATGTATCCACCGGTACAGATTATGACAGCATGATTGCCACTTTTGCCGGATTTGCCGGTTGTGTGGTATTGTTGACGGAAGGTATCAAAGCCCTGTTTCCCAAGATGAACGGACTGCTTACCCAGCTTGTCAGTTGGTGTGTCGGTATGGCGGCCTCCATGCTGCTATGGTGGCTTGATGCCGGATTCGTGTCGGACGTCCAATGGTATATCGCCCTGCTTTACGGTTTAGGAGCCTCCTTCGTGGCGAACGGGATTGCGGATACGGGACTGGTTCAATGGCTTATCGGCCTTATCGCTAAAAAGTCGGGAAGCAAGTCATAAACAGGTAGTCCTATGGAGCTCAGTGAATTTTTGAACATCGCACTGGGTGGCGGTTTGCTGGCAACCATTATCGGCCTGTTGACCTTAAAGTCTACCGTCCGCAAGGCCGGTTCCGAAGCTGAAATGGCGAAAGCGGAGGCCGAGGCGGTGCGAATAGACAACGCTGAGCACGCCACCCGCATATTGATGGAGAACATCGTAAAACCTTTGAAAGATGAGTTTAACGAGACAAAGAAAGAGTTGGCACGTAACACGCGTGAGATGGCTCGCCTTCGCAAAGCCATCGATACCGCTAACAGTTGCAAACATCGCGATACTTGTCCTGTGCTTAACCGCCTGCACGAGCACCCGAAAGGCAACGCAGGAGAAGATCCGGGAGGAACTGACCCAGTCGGACAGTTCGACCAGCGAAGTCCTCCGGATACGGACGGAAACGGTCCCGGGGTCGGAGATTAGGCTGGTCATACCGGCGGACAGCCTGATGAAACTACCTCCGACGGCATCGTACGGCGGACGGAGCGGCCGGACGAATGTGGCGGTTAACCGCAAGGGAGATACGATTATTGTGCATGCCTCTTGCGACAGCCTGCAGCGACAGTGTGAGTATTACGAGAAATCCTCCTCGGTATGGCGCGAGCGCTATGAAGGCATGGCCGCCCTGTACGAAGCGGAATTAAAACAACGTTCGAACCCCGTTAAAACCTTTTTCACAGGGCTCGGCATCGGGATAGCGATAACGGTATTAGGAATGATAATCATCAAAAACAAATTGAAGAATGGCAACTAAGAAATTCATATACGGCATAGCCGTGGTAAAATTCAACAGCAAGGAAATCGGCTACATCGAAAAAGGCAGCTGGGACTGGGGCGGCACAAAGGCCGAGAGTACGGACATCGAGGCCGAACAAGTCCCCGATGCCCCGGTGCTGACGCTGGCCAACAAGAACGCGACCATCGCGCCGACGTTCAATCTCATACAGCTGGATTACGAGAACATCGCCGCCGTGCTGGGCGGCACGCTGGTAGGAACCTCCGGATCGTACACCGGCTGGAAAGCTCCCACCGACCTCGTGGAGCTTCGCGGCCCGTGGGAAATCCAGTTCGTGAGCGGACAGACGATGAAGATTCCCAACGGCACCATCATGGCCAACTTGGGCGGCAAGCTGACGCTGACCGAGGTTTCCAAGATAGAGTGCCAGCTGAAAGTGAACAAGCCGGAGGAAGCGGACACCGCTCCTTACGAAATCAACGACACCCCATCGGAATAACGTATGGACGAGAAAGTCGCACGCCTCATACAGCGCGAGGGGGCGGACGCGCTGTTGGACCGGGGCGTGTCTGTCCCCTTGAAGGATATCCGCCTCCCGTTCCGCAAACCCCTGCGCCTGCGGGTCGTCATGCGCCGCCCCCGGTTGGGCGGGCTCATTAGGCTGGCCCGGGTGTACCTCTCGTTAGGGGTGACGGCGAAACAGATGAACAAGTTTACGAAGGAGGAGGAAATGGCCTTTTTAGTGACCCACGGCAAACAGGTGAGCCGCATGGTGGCCTATACGCTGTGCCGCGGCTGGATCAGCCGCCGGCTGCTGGTCGGGGCAACGGCATGGCTGGTGCGCAACTGGATAGACACCGAGTATGTCTCGGCCGCCATGCGCAACTTCGTGTTCCTGTTGGGCACAGACCCTTTTACGAGTATTATCAGATCAGCCGAGAGGACGAACCCAATGAAGCTGAGACTGAGCCAAAGAAACAAGGGGAGTTAAAGACGGTATTCGAGCCTTCCCATAGCCCCTTCGGATTTATCTGGCAAGTGGCCGACGCCACCGGCTGGAAGGTAAAGTACATACTGGAAGGCGTGAACTTCCAGACCTTGATTATGATGCTGGCAGATGCGCCCCGCTATATCCGAAAGAAACAGGAGGAGAAGAGCGCGGAGGACGAGGCCGCAGACATCGTGGGATTTTTCCAAAGCAATTTGAAGAGATAACATGGCAATGAAACCGGTAGAGGTAGA